AAGAAGAGACGCCGGTGAGGTCGTTTCGTACTGCCGCGAAATTGAGTGTTTCTGTGGCCTGCCTTTTTGACCCTTTGGAGGTGTGCTTTGGCGACTGTTGGACGGAAGCCGAAGCCGGCGCTTCAGGTGGTTCGGGAGGGTAATCCTGGGAAGCGGCCGTTGAAGGATTCGGTGAAGTTTTCGCCCTCTGATTTGCATGAACCTGAGTGGTCTGACTGGTTCGACGGCAGTGATGACGATCTTAGCCGGGCTAGGGGTACGGCGTCTAGGTTGTGGCGGAAGTTGGCGCCTACTTTGTCCCGTTCTGTCGGGCTGGTGGGGGAGCAGCAGGAGACGCTTGTTGAGTATTGCGTGACGTATGCCCGCATTGAGCAGGGCGAGCGTGCATTGTCTCAGCAGGGTGTCGTCGTGATGACTGAGCGGGGGCAGGTTAAGAACGCCTGGACTTCGATTTTGAATGCTTATCGGGCTCATTTGCGGTCCCTGATTGGAGAGTTGGGCCTATCCCCGTCAGCCGCTACGAGGCTGGGCGGAAAGGACTCCGACGATGAGGAAGACCCTTTCGATTGAGGATTTGCCGGTTCCGTATGAGGCCCTGATTGAGATGGGTCTGACGGATGAGCAGATTCAGGATGCGCTGGATCGGGCGCCGTTGGTGCGTGCGTTTCAGGCGGACAAGCATCCTGGTGCTTGGTTCGATGTGGCGCGTGCGAATAAGGCACTGAAGGCGATGGGCGCGTTCAAGCACACTAAGGGCCGCTGGGCTGGTGTGTCGATGCGTCTGGGTGAGGGCTTGGACCCTTGGCAGGTTGTGTGGGTTTTGGCCCCGGTGTTTGGTTGGGTGTATCACGACGCTGAGATTGACCGGGTTGTGCGTGTGGTGCGTTCGGTGTGGATTGAGATCCCGCGTAAGAACGGTAAGAGCACGTTCGCTTCGGGTATTTCGGGTGTGTTGCTGCTGGCTGATGGTGAGATGGGCGCAGAGGTTTATAACGCCGCGGGTTCTACCACTCAGGCTGGGCGCGTGTTCGATGACGCTAAGCGGATGTTGCAGACCTCGAAGGCTGCCCGGTCCCGCATTGAGCCCCTGAAAGAGGTTGTGCGGGTCCCTAAGACTGGTTCGATTCTGCGGGTGTTGTCTCGGGTGGCTGAGACTGCGCACGGTTTGAACGTGTCCGGGGCGACGATTGATGAGATTCACACGCTGCGTTTGCAGCGGAAGCTTGTGGAGGCGATTGAGACTGGCACGGGTGCCCGTGATCAGCCGTTGATCATCTTCATTACGACCGCGGATGAGGCCGAAGAAGGCACCATCTACGACGAGAAGCACATGTATACACGGAATGTTGCGAATGGCATCATTCAGGACCCCCGGTTTTATGGGGTTGTGTGGGCTGCTGAGGAAACTGACGATCCTTTTAGCGAGGATACTTGGCGGCTGGCTAATCCGGGGCTTGGTAAGTCTCCGACGTTGGCGTATATGCGTGACCAGGCGTTGAAGGCTCAGTCTTCCCCATCTGCGTTTCCAGCGTTTTGTCAGTTGTCGCTGAATTTGCGTATGCGGAATCAGTCGCGTTGGGTGGATCTGAATAAGTGGGATGCTACGGCTGCCCCGCTGGATCGTACTGCTTTGCGTGGCCGGCGCGCGTGGGGTGGTTTGGACTTGTCGGCGGTGTCTGACTTCACGGCGTGGTCGGTGTGGGTTGAGTCGAATCGGCCCGGCTTTGAGGTTGACTTATTTACCCGGTTCTGGGTACCTGGCGAGAAGGTTGAGGATTTGCAGCAGCAGTTGCAGGTCCCACTTCGGGACTGGATTGATCAGGGCTGGGTTACGGCCACTGAGGGCGATGTCATTGATTATGCGGCCGTGAAGTCAGCCGTGATTGGTGATTGCAAGCACTTCAACATGCAGCGTGTGTCGTATGACCGGATGTTCGCGGGTCAGTTGGTTCAGGAGTTGGACGCTGACTTGAAGGGTGTCGAACTGGCGCCGGTTGCGCAGACTTTCTTGGGTTTGTCTCCTGCTTGTAAGGAGATGGAGCGGCTTTGGTCTAACGGGCAGATGCGGCATGAGGAAAATCCGGTGATGCGGTGGATGGCGTCTGTTGTTGAGGTGAAGAACGACGGGCTGGATAACATTCGCCCGGTTAAGCCTGACCGGAAGAAGTCGAGTTCCCGCATTGATGGTTTTCAGGCTGCGGTTACGGCGATGGATGGCATTGTGCGTACGAGTTTGAAGAAGAAGGCAAGTGTTATTTACACCGGATCGAGCACCAGGAGGTAGCCGATGGACCCCCTGAATGTTCAGGACGCAACGAAGATCACTGAGTCTCATTCGAATGAGCTGATTTATCGGCGTCCGGCGATTGATGCCCGGTTGAACTATTTTCGTGGGACTACTGGGACGTTGAAGTATGCGTCTGAGAAGTTTGGCGAGTATTTCAGCCGGCGGTTCTCGGGGTTTTCGGATAACTGGTGCATGCCGGTGGCTCAGGCCGCGGCGGAGCGCATGAACTACACGGGTTTCCGGTTGTGGGGCGAGAATAAGGGTTTTGACCTTGATCTTGCCCGCGTGTGGGAGGCTAACGACGGGGACCGTGGATCTTCTGAGGCGTTCCTTGTATTCGGTGCGGCTTCGAGGGCCTACGCTTTGGTGTCCCCTGGTGATGGTGTTACTCCGCGGATTACGTGGGAGCATCCTTCGCAGACTCTTGTTGATACTGACCCGCAGACCGGTGAGCGGCGTTCGGCTCTTGTGGTGTGGGTTGATGACAGGATGGATTACGCGACCCTTTACACGCCTGACTGGATTTACAAGTTTGAGCGTCAGACGGGTGAAGAGCGGTTCCTGAACTATGACCGTGATGGCCGCTACTATGACCGGGCTGTGCTGGGTGGTTGGACTCCCCGCATGGTTAATGGTGAGCCGGCTGAGCCTGAATATAACCCGCTTGGCGTTGTGCCTGTTGTTGAGTTGCGGAATCAGACCCTGCTGGATGATTCACCTATCAGCGACATTCAGGGCGTCATGGCAATGCAGGACAGCATCAACCTTGTGTGGGCTTACCTGTTGAATGCGCTTGATGGTGCTTCGTTGCCGCAGCGTGTGGTGACGGGTGCCGATGTGCCGCAGGTGCCGATCCTGGACTCTAACGGGCAGCAGATCGGTACTCGCCCGGTGGAGCTGGATAAGTTGCATGGTGAGGCGATTCTGTGGCTGCCTGGTGATGCGGCGAAGATCGCTGAGTGGTCGGTTGCGCAGTTGGATGCGTTCGGTTCGGTGATTGAGCGCGGTGTTGAGCATATTGCTGCGCAGACGAGGACCCCGCCGCATTATCTTGTGGCGAAGATGGTGAATACAGCCGCTGAGTCGCTGACTATCGCTGAGGCGGGTCTTGTGTCTAAGACTCGTGAGCGTATCCGTTACGTGAATCCGGCGTTGCGTGAGATTAACCGGCTTGTGGCCTTGTGCCAGGGTGCGGACGAGAAGCGCGTCAACGCTATCGCTTCGGGGCAGAACCTTTGGGGCGATGTTCAGTACCGTTCCGAGGCTCAGATGGCTGATGCCATGTTGAAGATGAAGCAGGTTGGTTTCCCGTTCGAGTACATTGCTGAGCGTTACGGTTTGCAGCCTGACGATATTCAGCGCGTGTTGGAGATGCGGAAGGCTGAGCTTGCTGCTGACCCGCTGGCTGCCGCGCAGGCTGCCATGCAGATGCCTGTAAATGGCAACGGCTGAGGATATCGCGGCGGCTCACTACTTGCAGCAGGTCCGGGCTAGTCGTACGGCTGCGTATAGGGCTCAGGCTTTGTGGCAGATGGTGGACCGGGCCAGGATTGCTGATTCGTGGGCTGAGTTGCTGCCTCAGGCGGTGACGACTGTTTCGGCGGCGCAGTATCTTGCTGCGTCGGGTGCGAATGACTATGTGACGGCTTCCCTTGATGCTCAGGGTTTGGATTCGGGCGGCGCTACGGTGCTGTCGCGTTCCTTCGCTGGTGTGGCGTCGGATGGGCGGGATCTCGCGGGCTTGCTGGCATCCCCGGTATACACAGCACTGGACGCTATCAAGCAGGGCTTGAGCGTGGACCGGGCTATGGCGGGTGGTCTGAATCAGCTTGTCATGCTGGCATCATCCACCGTGACTGACGCGGGCCGCGTTGCCGTTGGTGTTGGTGTCGCTTCCCGGAACGTTCGCACCGGCTATATCCGCATGCTATCCCCGCCATCATGTGCCCGTTGCGCTGTTCTAGCCGGCAGGTTCTACCGCTGGAATGACGGCTTTCAACGGCACCCGCAGTGCAAGTGCATTCACATTCCGACGTCAGAGAACGCTTCCGGGGATAAGCGCACGGACCCTTACAAGTACTTCAACAGTCTCTCCACCGAGGATCAGAACAAGTACTTCACGGTTGCCGGCGCGCAGGCGATCCGGGATGGCGCGGACCTGAATCAGGTTGTGAACGCCCGCCGCGGGATGTCCACGACGGCCAGCGGAGCGAAAGTGACCTCGGAGGGCGCTACCCGGCGCGGCAACTGGGGTTCGCAGCAGCAGTCCAGGGATCGGCGTGGCGCTGAGCGTTATGGCGTTTCGGTGAAGCAGCGCATGATGCCTGAGCTC